GGTGCCGTCAACCACAGCCATTGAATACACCGCGAGGAAATCCCCGGGGCAGTTCAGGTATTTGTTGTTGGTCGAAGTAGAGCCGGTAACATTACGCCGGAGGGCCGGGAACAGGACGGTGTTGTAGATTCGCTGTTCGGCCTGAGTAATGAAGGTGTTGATCTGCTCGGCGCTGGTGAGCGTAGCTGACGCCCCGGCACTGTCAGTAAAGACGGTATTTGGGAAGTCATTTTCAAGGTATCCCTTGATTGTTAAGAACAAATTTTGGTAGTTGATTTACGCCACCCTTTGAAAAGTGTACAAACCAAACACTTTCCCCTTTCGTTTAATAGCCTCAGATATTGTTGAAGACTTCACTCCAACCCACTCTGCGGCGTATTTTTGCGCCAGAAAAGAAATGTTCAACTCTGGGCATGTTACAGGCCGGTGCTTCATCGCAGCAACTTGCTCAATTACCGCTCGCGGCAACGTAGTTTTCTTATGCGCTGCACGTAGTTTGGCCCTGTAATCAGACGACGCGACAACCTTGCGTAGACCGTCTAAAATTTTGGCCCGAACTTCAGGATTTGCCCAAGCTGCTTTCATTGACGCTGATCTATCCCCATACAATTTAGGCTTCTTTACGTGGTTAACCCACCGTTTACCACCGTACTTTTTACCAACCTCACGGCATCTGTCGGCAAATTCATCTGTGGCGCAAGCTTTTTGAATTGCATTCATCATTGCAACCCGGTGGCTGGGGTCACTCCACAGCAAACGCATTGATGTTCTGAGCTTCTGTTTTGTGGACTCAGCCATAGCTCTCCCGGGTGCGCCAGCGCCGCCACAAGTACGGTTATACGCTGGGCGTAACTCACTAATAAAGTACTTCTCTACTCTATTTAGCTCGGCCCTATCAAACGCAATATAAACCTCTTCAAACAAAAATTTCTCAAATCCAAATTTCACCATAGCTTTGCTAAAGACGGATACTGGATTTTTTATCGAGGCTTTGTGCGCGCTAACCCTATAAGACACGGGCTTTATGGTTTGTCCAACGTAAAATTCACCATTCACCAAATTCTTGGCTACATAGATTGAACCATAACGTTTACAAACCATGTTCATCAATCACCTCAAGCCATGGGGCCTCGTGCCATCAGACCTTTGGTAGCCGCACCGGTGCCACGCACCTTGATGCCGGAAGTCTTCGGAGCCGGATAGTCCTTGCTGGCAATGTTGGCAGCGCCTGCATTCAGCTCATTGATCGTCTCACGGTTTTTGGCCAGACCGACGGGGGCGACCTTAACGGATTTGATCTTTTCCATTACCGGCTCCTTTGGTTATTGGCGCGAGCCACATTGCGGCCCACTTTCTTCATCTCCAGCGACGTCACACCGCCCTTTTTGAAGGTCGGCTTCTGGCCCGGGTGCATCCGTTGCTCGTGTTTCCTGACAGCTTTCTTCGCGTCCATGTGTCACTCCTAAGTTACGGCCACGGTAACCGTGCCCAATGAAATGGTTGGTGCCAGCACGTTCGGTGTCAGGCTGGCGTCATTTGCCCTAGCCCCGCCTACAGGAGCCCAGCCCCACTCGATTATACGGCTACCGCCCTCTGGTGTCCCGACATCGTTGGGGTTAATTTGCAGCCCATCGGTACCCGACGTCCTGTAGCTCACGTCCGGGCGGGGGTTTCTGACGCCGATTGCATCTTCTACGGGGTACATACCCAGCTGCAGCTGGGGATGGTCTTGCTCCCAGCACTCCGAACACACCTTAATATTGACGTTTTTGGTCTTGATGACAAGCGTTTTGAGCTGCGTGAGCTTGAATCTGAACCCACAACGGTCACATTCAGCTATGCTGAACTTAGCGGAGGCAAATTTATTCGGCATAGCGGTTCCCTTTTCTAAGGTTGACCACCGCCGGGACTACACAAAGGTTTGTGGGTACGTGAAGCCCGGAAACCGTCGTACCCCGCAAAGGGATTACATGATCTACGTGCCACGCGAACCCCAACATTTTTGTCCGCATTGCCGAAAGTTCGTAAGCCTGCTCAATTAACCACAAGTCGTCTACATCCAACCACTTAGGCGTGCGCTGCAGTTTTGTGGCGTGTTGCTTATTGCGTTTCGCCAACATTTTTGGGTAGTTGTCGATATAGTACTTTTTATACCTTGCTTTTACTCTCGCGCTATTACGCTCGTTGTAACTCTGCTTCCTAGCGGAATCGTGCGCGGCATTTTTAGCTCTCCAATCCCGGTGCCACGCTTGTATTTTCTCAGGATTGGCAAGCCGGTATGCTTTGTTTCTTTTCCGCATTAACCCGCGATTAGCTTCTTGATACCGTTTAACCGTGTCTAGCGCACATGTTATACACCCAAAGTTGCTCACGTAGCGCAAACCGTTGAGTTCCGGGTGCGAAACGCACACCTTCCCATTATATCTAGTTAGCTTTGCCACTATCGCGGCTTTGCGGGTTGTCATGATCGTTAAAAAAATTGTTGTCTTGGTACGAACCGTATCGACGCTTTCTCGCGGTCTTCGTCCGCCGCAAGGGCAAACTGCTGTTCATAATCGGCCTTCAGCTCCATCCGGCGCTGGGGGTCAACCTCGGGGGTTTTCATCGACAGGTAGTAAGCCAGCCCGGACACCATGCACGGCAGGAACCGGAAGGGGATATCCTGACCATTGACGCCGTTCCCGGCGTCCTGAATACGGCGCAGCCGCCAGTAAACGAAGGTGTAGGTCTGGGAGTTATCCGGCTTCGGCCAGACGTGAATCTGGGGGTACTGGATGACATTGGTCGAGTCAGTTGCACCCGTCTTACGCTGGAACCATACCTGAATCGGGCGGCCATTGGCATTCTTGTTGGGGATCGTGGCGTAGGTCGAGACGCTGATCCGGGTGATGTTGATGTCCGTCTGGTTCTGCCCGGTGCCTGTGCGGATAACGTGATCCAGCAGGTCAATGGTGTCGATGGGCATGTCGTAGTCGCCCACGTTGTAAGTCAGCACCTGCGAGCCCTGCTCGATAGTCCACAGGTTAATGCCACGATTCGCCCACTCAATAGTCAATAAATTCAAAGACCTACGAGCGGTTCTGAAGTCGTAGCCCGACCGCAGCTCCTTGCCGCAACGCTCAAACGCCTCTTCAATCAGGGTGTTGAGGTCGAGATTGAAGTCGGTGTTGTCGGTCGTTTTGTAAGCCATTACCGGAACCTCGCGGTCTTCTTGGCGATACCCTTGGGCTGCGCCACAAATTGTTTGCCCGCCCGCTTACCACGGCGCTTCGCAGCGGTGGTGGCAGCGTATTCAGCGGAACTCAGGGACTTGATGGCGGCTTCCGGCAGGTAACGTTCTCCCGTCTTGCTGGAGGGCTTACCCGACTTGGTCCGCCATTTCTGCTGCGTCCATGCTTTTAAGCTTTGCTGTGGTTCTTTCATATTTTTCCAGATACCGAACCGCTTTCTTTAACACCTTTAGGCTATCCTGCAACATACCTATACCTGTATTGCATTGTTGACACAACAGGCCACGTAATTTCTGGGTGTCGTGGCAGTGATCTACATACAGCACCCGCCTTGTTGTCTCACAAATAGCGCATTTACCATCTTGCTGCTCTTTTAATGCTTCATAATCTTCAACTTCTATACCATACCGGTCTCTGAAGTTCTTTGCCCGTATCTTACTTTTGTTCTTTTTGCTATACCGCTTCCACTTGCCTCTATGATACGCGCGGTACTTTTCCGGGTCTTTATACGGCACTTAATCTCTATACCCGCCACCCTTGGCCTTGTACTTCTTAGCCAACAGCTGGGCCTTGCGGGCGCTCCATTGACCTGCCTTGGTACCCTGCACCGCCTGAGACTTGATGCTTCTGAACAGCGACTCCCGCATCCCGGGCTTGGTGTAGTTGCCTGCTTGGTTCACGCGTGTCTCCCCACCGGCTTTGAACAGCTTCACCGGCTCGTTACCGTCACGTTTCTTGACGGTCTTCTTGGGGCGTTTGGAGGAGGCAATAACCCCCATCCCGCGAGAGGCCATCATCAGCAGACCTTCCCACCCTTGCGCATCATCTTGCCCTTGGTCTTGCCACGCTGAGCAATACCGTCAGCGGCACGGCGGAACACGCCGCCACCCTTGGCGTATTTGGCTTCCGCTTTCTCATGCTTAATCATGGACTTCGGAGCGCCCTTCTTTTGCATGAACGCGATTTCTTTCTTCATCATTGCTTTTGATTCTTTCATTTCACCACCCTTTGCGTTGGACTTCACGGAATGAAACGGCATATCAAGCTTGCCGTGTGCGGTATTAGGCCGATTGATCTCGGCCTTGGTGCTAAAACCCTTAGCCTTGTCTGCCCGTGCGAACTCCTTCCCTACCGCCGTGGGAATCCCGACCTTCTTCGCGAACGCCGGGTTGTGGGCCACGGCTGCCATAAGGCGATGCTGTGCGGGAGACTTGGAAGGCATTAGATCAGCCTGCCTTTGGTTTTTCCGCGCATGGCGATACCATCCGCACGGCGGGAAGCTGAAGACTTGACTTTACCGCCTTTCTTCATGCCCACAGTCGGGGCTTTGATAACGGGAGAGGCGGCATTAGCAGCTTCCTCTTCTTTACGATCTTTCCGGTCTTGGGCAAGTGCCATGGGCAGAACCCCCGCAACAGGTGCGAGTTTACCAAACGCGCCGTGCCCAGACATCAAGCCATAAGCAGGGCTCAAGGTGCCGAGAATCTTTTTGGTTTTGTCATCCATCAAAGCATCCTTCCCTTGGTCTTACCACGTTGTGCGATGCCGTCAGCACGGCGGGAGGCGGAGGATTTTACGGAGCCGCCTTTGGCTTTTTTCTTGGTCGCTGCTTCATAGCCTTGCTGGTTCTGTCTATCCAGCTGCATATATATAGACTTCAGTTCGGCTTGCTCTTCCGGGGTGGCTTTCCCGCTGGCCATAGCAGCTTTGAGCATCCTGAGACGGGCTTCTTGTTCGGTATATTCCGCCATCATTCGTCCTTTTTACCAAGAAGTTTTTGCACCGTATCGGTTTCATAGATGCGGATACTGGTCCAGATGATCGTGAAAAGCGCAGCAATAGACGGAAGCATATCTGCCAAGGTCCCCAGAACGGTG